AAGCCGCCATCGTCAGCCACGTCCGCCGACTCCAAGCCCTCGGCTACCGCGTCACCCTCGAACCGGTCGCCTGATCGCACCGGGCACCTTCACAGACCAGCGCAGTCACCTCTATTTTCGAGTTAGGAACAACGGCGAGATCTCGTTGCTCCACAAGACGCTCTGGAACGTCCGTAAGGCCCTCGGGGACGAGGCCGGCCAATGACCAAGATCGTACACATCTACGAATCGCCGGGGGAGCAGAACTATGTGCTCGTCCGCGGGCACGTCGGTGGCTGGTTCCGCGACCACCGGGTCCCGGCATACCACAGCAACCTCCACAACGGTTGGTGGGTGCGTCGGGAGCGCCGGGACGACGTCCTAGCGCTGCTGCAGCGGAGCGGGCTGCCGGTACGGTACAGCTCGGGCCGCGCGCCCCGGCACCTCCCGTCGCCGGTCCACGGACCCGAGCAGGAGACGGCAGCATGATCGCGTCCTTCCAGAAGGTCGTCGTCATCCACTGGGCCGACCAGACGGCCCGGGTCACTCCGGCGCAACTTGCGCGGGATTGTGGCGTCACCGTGGCCGAAGTCGACGACGCACTAGCCCAGCTCGAAGCCCACGGGTTGCTCGTCCGTCGAGACGACGGCGACTGGGACGCCGCGGACCCCGAGGGGGTGACGGAGTGACGGCGAAGCCCCTCGTCTACCGCTGGCGCGACCTGATCGGCGCCGGTTCCGACCTGACCACCACCGAGCGGGCAGTGGGCTGGCGTTCGTCGGACTACGGCGACGCCAAGGGCCAGAACATCCGCCCCGGATCGCTGCGACTGGCGCGTGACCTGGGCCTGTCCACGCGCCCCGGAGACACCCGCAACCAGACCATCGAACGGGCACTTCGCCGGCTCTGCGAACTCGGCTACCCGGCCCAGATCGGCGCCGGCTTCCGGGGCCACGCCGCCGTGTACCAGCTGAGGTTCCCGACCTCCGAAAGGGGGACTGTGCAGTCCCCCAATCCAGCAGGTTCGGAAACCGAAAGGGGGACTCCCCAGTGCGCAAAGGGGGACTCCACAGTCCCCCCACCAACCCACCACCAGCAGCCCGGTTCAAAACGGGGGGCGTCGTGAGCGAGCCCAACCTTCCGCTCCACTTCCTCAACAGCGCCTTGAATGAAATGCCGGACCCGGACCCAGGAGAAGCGATGATCCCTTCAGCACCCGTCGTCCGCCTCGACAGCGCCCGAGCCCTGGACGGGACCGTCTGGCTGCTCGAGGTCCGGTGCCCGTACTGCGCCAGCATGCACACCCACGGCGGCGGCACCGACCGCACCCAGGTCGCGGACGAAGCCCGCGAGGTCTGGGGCGTATGGGCCGGCGTCGACCGCGGCCTCGCCAGGACACGCAAAGCCAGATCCCGCGTAGACCCTCCAGCGCGCCAGCGCACCCGGCCGCACCGGTTGTCACACCATCCGCACCGGCCAAGAGGCGGCGGGTGAGATGACGGCAAGCGCAGGCAGTTTCCAGGCGCCAGAGCGCTACCTCCTGCCGCAAGAGGTTGGCGCGCTGATCCCTGGCCGTGTCGCCGCGCTCATCTACGCGACCACGGACCTGGCCAAGGTGCGCACCTCGCGGCGCGGTCTGGATCCCGAGGTCGACGCCGCCCTGATGGCGTTGGCCATCGCCGCCTTGCGGTGGAGAAGTTCCGCCACCGGAACCGAGAACGCACCCACGCCGGAACCTCCCGCATCCTCAAGTTGGCTGACCACGACGCAAGCCGCAGGCCTGGCCGGGGTGACCGACCGGGCTGTGCGGAAAGCGATCGCCGCCGGGCAACTCGACGCCACCAACGTCGGCGGACGACACCGCATCAGCCGCGAAAACTTAGAGCAGTACCGAGCCAGGAGAAACAAATGCCCAAGGTGAACCAGCAATTCGTGAACCGAGCCCACGACATTCGCACCCAATACGAGGCCGACGTCGAGCGGACCCGTAACAACGCCCAGCTAAGCGCCGTCGGCAAACAGCAGCAACTCGCCGCCGCATGGAGCACGGCGTCCACCGCCATGGACGGCCACCGCGTCACGTTCGAGGGCACGCAGACCCTCACCGCCACCGACCAGCGCCGCCGCGTCTTCGGCGCCGACAACGTCACCGGCGCCGACGCCGTCTCCATGCGCGACGCCTTCGACCGGGCCGCGCAACTCCAATCCGGCGACGAGGCGCTCGCTCTCCTCCGCCGCGCCGAGCTCACCGGCGACGACCACCTCGCCCGCGCCGTCGCCTCGACCGCCTTCGACAACAGCGCCGGCGGCTCCATCGGCGCCGCCGACTGGACGGCCGTCGTCGACGCCTTCACTGCAACCCGACCCGACGTCGCACAGAGCATGCAGGACATCGCCAACGCCGAATCCAGCAACGTCAAGGACGCCCTCGACATCGCCGGCTACAGCTACCTCGGCAAGCCCGAGGAACTCGCCCGCGTCTCCGACTACCAGATCGAGCTCCTGGCCAACGGCGAGGATGCCTGGAACTCGACGCCCGCATGACATGGCAGGGCCGACGACAACCCGGCAACTGGCGCACCCTCCAGACAGCAGTCCTCGCAACCTGGCACTCAACCTGCCACGTCTGCGGCCACGACCAAGCCGACCAAGTCGACCACGTCCTCAACCTCGCCCGAGGCGGCACCGACGACCCCACCAACCTGCGGCCGATCCACGGAACCAGCTACGGCACCAACCCGTGCCCCACATGCGGCCGACGCTGCCACCAAGACAAGACCAAGGAAGAACAACGAATTGGCATGCAGCGCAATAGAACCCGCCGACCCGATGAACCACACCCCGGCGCTGTAGAGAGACAAGCACCCCAGGGGGTACGGGGTGGGGAGCCGCCCCCCGCCCCCCTGCCAGCAACACCAACTCGTATAGCGGCTCCAACTGAGCCGATTCTTCGTCCTGCGTTTTTCGGAGGGATACAAACACACATGAACAAGCCGTACGCCCCGCGTCACCTCGGTCCTGGCGGCCGCCGGCTGTGGTCTGCCGTGCTCAAGGAGCACCCGATTCTGCGTCCGGATGAGGCCCGGATTCTCGAGGACGCGTGCCGGGAAGCCGACCTGATTGACGAGATGGAGGCGGAGCAGAAAGACGCGTCTAAGACGACAAAAGGCAGCATGGGTCAACTGGTGGCGGCGCCGCTGGTCTCGGAGCTGCGGCAGCACCGAGCGACGCTGACGACGTTGCTGCGGGCGCTGGCGCTGGACCGAGCGCAAGCGGCGAGCGCTGCGGATGCGGCCGTAAGGGCTCGTGACGCTCGGGAGAGCGCGCTTGCCCAGGCACAGAACCGGTGGAGCACCCGGGAAGGTCGAGGCGCCTGATGATCCCGGTCGCTGTGGACGGACTGCCGGAGGGTTGGCCGCAGGATCACGGGGTCATCACGGCTGGTCCTCAGGTTCTCGCCTGGGGTGAGTGCACCCTGTCACAGCCCGACGGCGCGCATGCCGGGCAGCGGTGGGCCTGGACGGTGTCTCAGGCACGTTTCGTCGCCTGGTGGTACGCCATGGATGCTGCCGGCCGGTTCCTGTGGCGTCGGGCGCAGGTGGTGCTGCCGAAGGGCGCGGGGAAGTCGCCGATGATGGCTGCTTTGGCGTGTGTGGAGTTGGCCGGGCCGGTCGTGTTCAAGGGTTTCGACGCCGACGGGGCGCCGGTCATGACCGCGCATCCGTCGCCGGATACGAAGCTGTCGGCGCTGTCGCTGTCTCAGGCCGTTGACGCCACCCTCGGCCTGGCCAACGCGATGCTGGACAACCCGACCGCGGGGCGGGAGATCCCTGGCCTGGATGTGGGCCTGACCCGGATTCGGACGACGCGCGGCATGCTGTCCCCGGCTACCGCGAAGGCGCCGTCCAAGGAGGGCCCGCGCTATACCGCCGTCATTTGGATGAGACGCACTTGTGGAATCGAAGCAACGGTGGGGACCGGCTGGCTGCGGTGTTGCGCCGGAACTTGGGCAAGATGGACGGCCGGTCCGTCGAGGCCACGAACATGTGGGTGCAGGGTGACGGGTCCGTCGCGGAGGCTACTGCCGCCTACGCCGACGCGGTGGCTTCAGGGGCGCATGTGGGCGACGGGGTGCTGCGCTGGCATCCGGTCGGCCACTGTGAGGACCTGGGCGATGAGGAGGCTTTGAGGGCGGCGCTGCGGGGTCTGTACGCCGACTCCCCCGTGGATCAATGTCGACCGGATCGTTCAGGAGATTTACGACGGTGACACCCACCCGTCAGATGCACGACGGTACTACCTGAACCAGCCCGCCTCGGCGGACGACGCGTGGCTGCGCGCTGACCTGTGGCTCGCTTGCGAGGACAAGTCGAAGCGGATGGTTGACGGTGACACCGTTGTGCTCGGCTTCGACGGATCACGAGGGCGCGCCCGCGGCAACGCTGACGCGACGGCCCTGGTGGGATGCCGGGTCTCCGATGGGCACCTGTTCGAGATCGGGGTCTGGCAGGGCCGACGCGACGACGTGGATTGGACACCGCCCGAGACGGTTATCGACGGCGTGGTGGCGGAGACGTTCAAGCGGTACCGGGTGGTCGGCTTCTACGCGGACCCATCATTGTGGGAGGCGCGGGTCACCGCGTGGGAGGCGACGTACGTGCGGAGGTTGAAGGTCCGCGCCGGTGTTCATCCGATCCAGTGGCCGACCAACCGGGCCAGCGCCGTCGTCAAGGCGGCGGAGTCTTTCGAGCAGGCCGTCGTCAACGGCGACCTGACCCACGACGGCAGTTATCGGCTCACCGAGCACGCCCTCAACGCCCGCCGGGTGGCCCTGGCTCGCGCTGGAATCGGGGTCGGCAAGGAATCGAAGGATTCGACGCGGAAGATTGACGCCGTCTACGCCGCCATGCTCGCGTGGC